ATTATTTTTCTCCAGCTTCTCCAATGCCTTCTTCTGGTCATCGTAAGCCGATTTAAGACCGATCTTAGCCTTATACCTGTCCATTAACGTAGCATACGTATCCTTAGGCGTGGCTTTGATCCCATACGTATCTCTGATGTATTTAGCGAAATCCGGCTCTATGGTTGTGTCGTCGGTAATAACCTTCGTTCCCTGCTCCAAGGAAACGGGGGTTCCATCATCGGCGTGCTTCTGCCCCATAGCCTCCATCGGCGCCTCTCCGGGCTGCGTCACGTACTCACCCTTCTCGACCTCTACGTTGGCTTGATCTTCCATCGACTTAGGTAACGGATACAGGTACTCACCGGTAAGGCTTCCGCTATCGAACCTATTATTAGGCCCTAGATAAACACCCCCACCATCCTTGTACTGCATCTGGGATTGCCTTCTTTGCCTAGCCTCACGATCTTGAGCCAACCTGATATTAGTACGAGTACCTTTCTCTGACGCTATCCCAGAAACCACGTTACGAGCCAACCCCATGATACCACTAATTCCTGAGGCTATGGTGGTTATCGTATTAGCTGTTTTAGCCCCAGTGGATAAATCACCATATCCCTCGCTTCTCATACGCCCTATACCACGACCCATCTGAGTGAATCTAGACCCTATATCATCAGCGCCATAGTAGGGGATGGTGGTAAAATCAAAAACATCCGTCTCGCCTGAACCGGTCTTAGACTTATCAACATCGTTAACAGTTATGTTATTAAGCGTAATACCATTGTCCTGATAATTCTCAGCTATACGCTGTAAACTACCCTTGAAGCTAGCCGGAAACACACTATCCTGATCAAAAGCATTAGCGTATTTAGCCCTCAACTGATCTGGAGTGTCCAAAGAATATATCCCTAGCGGATTGACCGGCGCGGGTAATCCTTGGTTGGTATTCACCAAAGGTTCTATACCTAACCCTTGTATACCGTCCATATTACCAAGCATATACGACCCGACTTCCCCGGCCTCTTGATATTTAGGTATCTTCCTCTTGATTACATACTTGCTCATATCAAATTAATTTCGTTCTGACACAAAGATAGTTTAAAAAAATAGAGACTCATCATTTCACAACGATGAGTCTTTTTAATATCAATCTTTTAAACACGTTATAGGATTACTCCACTTCTTTTTCCACTCATGACCAAGATAATCTATAAGTTTATCATAAGTATCTATAAAGCCACCATCTATAACCCCGGTGATAACATTCTCTACAGCTACTATGTCGTTTAACTGATTCTTTGTAGCCGTATTCCTTATCCCACTCTCATGCTTGTTAAAGACGATAAAATTAATAGCCTTAGCTACCCTTGATATCTTATCAGACAACTGGCTCTTGTCGCTAACCAACCTGGCGACGGCCGAACTCATCTTGATATAAGCCTCGCCAGCGGCATTCCTGTCCTCTATGAATCCATCATGCAACCATATTATCACCTTGGCGTATATCTCTGGATCCAATTCCAATGCTACCATAACAAAAAAATACGGATTTACATACCATTTCTGACCCTCTCCCTTTCCTCTTCGGTAAGCCATTCCGTATTTTTTGAGATCGGTTATCTTATTGATTTTCAATTCATGGTTTTGTACCGTAAGATTTCTTACAGTACATATATCATTAATACTCAGCTCCCTAACAAGAGCTTTCATCTTTTCCTGAAATCCATTAGTAGCAAACAAATGATCAAGCCTTCTAGACTCCAACCCCATAGATTTACGTTTTTCATTCAAGGCTTCCATAACTTCCGTTATGCATACAAACCCGTCCTTGGACATAACAGAAATGTTCCTACCTAATAATTCCCTGCTCTCTGATGATAAAATCAAATTACTTTTCATATCTTTACTAAAAGTTTTTAATTAATAAATGCGCCTATCCGCTCGTGATGAGTAGGTAGGCGCACAAATATAAGCAATACTAATATTATTACAAAATATAATAGCCTATATCATAGATAATAAAATCTTGAAATTTTACATATCTCAAATAATTACAAGATGCTAGATCCTTTTTACAAACAGTGATCCTATAGCCTTAACCAAATCATAGAAACCGGCAGAACTGAGACCTACAGCCACTCCATATAATAAAGCTTCCCACCATTCACTCCCTATAAGCAATGGAGACACCTTTAGAAACCACGCTAATATACAAACCAGCATACCTATGACTACGGCGGATAGGACTTTAGCCCACTTATGGGTGTCAATATACGGCACAACCTTGGCTAACTGCGTAGCTGACATCGTGACGAAAGCCATGATGCCGGTGAAGGTAGTTAAATCAATAGTGATAGCCCCTTCTGATGGGATTACCTCTTGCGCCATCAAAGCGAATGGCGTCAATAACATAGCAAATAAAAATAACAATCTTTTCATATCTAAAACGTTTAATTACTTCGCAAATATAGCATTAATTCTGGGTTCTGCTCATACCCTTTATATTCAGCATCAACCCCGGTATCATATTAAGCACCAACTGCCTTTTCGCCTGCTCCCTACGCATACGCTCAGCTTCCGCTATCTGCGCCTCTGATTGGGGATCGTTCTTGATGTTATTAGCGATATCCTCTATAGCTTTCCTGTTGGCGCCTGATTGAGCTAGCATCTTATATAACAGGTCTTGACCTTCCTTCTCCCACCAGCTATCCATGGAAGAGCGGGAAGCCAAAGAAGGATCGGCAGGGGCTACCGTCTCAGGTACGGGCTGCTGACCTCCGTCCCCCGTGCCCGAATCCCGCTGTCCGAACTCGTATCTCATTGGCTCGTTCTCCGGGACACCATACCTATTAGCGAACATATCAGCGAACTCAAATCTCTTCTCATTTCTTAAGGTCGATCCAAGGGGTCTTCCGTATCCTTGATTCCATGCTACGGTAGCGTCCTTATAATTCGTGGCGTTATCGAAATCGGATTTAGAATACATATAGTAATTATATACATTACCTTGAGCGTCCTTGTCAAAAAACTTTCCTTGATTGATGTAATTCCAACCTAACCCCGGGACCTTGCCTTGATACTCATCCACGAGATAATCCAACTGCTGTGTCAATGTCGGTTTCTTCCCATACCTGCGCTGTAGCTCCTTCTTCCTCGGTCCAAGCCATTGTTGGATGCCAAAATCACCGGCGGCTCCTAGGGCTTCGGTGTCCCCTCCGGACTCGGCGGCGATGTTCGACAGGATACCGATAGCTTGCGTTTGTGGTATTCCCTTCTTGTCGGTCAGATAATCCCATATCTCGTCATATACAGCCATCTTACTATCCTCTGATCTACGAGGATCAATTACATACTTGCCAGAACCATAAGCCCTCCCTGTATTTACCGAACCTCCTCTATCCTTTTTATCAATACTACCATCTATCTTAAATACATCCCCATTCAAAAGAAACTGGACAGCGGGATTGAAATCATATACATCCCTATATCTGTATCCGCCCATATCCTTGTCACGATATATCGTATAATCACCAAGTACACTATGAGGACCCGTCTCGTTCTTATCAAGTCTACGATCCCTATAATTATACTCATTCACGACACCATACCCCTTATCATAAAGAGACCTCAACCCTTTTATATTCATCTCGTCCGCTGATATGGCACCCTCTCTTACCCTTTTCAGATCCTTATATTCCCTCTGAATCCTCTCATACTCCTCTGGATCGGCATCACTTAAAGCTTTTATAAGTCCTTCATTGTATTCCTTAGTTTCCTTATCAAACAGACTCCTATTCACATCAATCCTATTCCTTACGATAGACGAATCAGGTATCATCCTATTAGATAATTCCTTTCGTATACTATACGTACCATCACCATTATCTATCAATACAGACTCATCGTAAGGGAGTTTATTGTATTTAGCCCAAGCCTCATCACTAGTTCTTGTGCCTAAATCATCATTATCACTATCGCCATATAACTTGTTATTAAAATCACCAGATATATATTTCCCGAACATCTTCATAAAATGAACAGGATACTCATACCATTCCGGATTCTTCCCCATAGGATCTATTGATGAATACGCAGCTTTATTTATGCGAGTAGGGCCATCAGTATACCTTGAATTAGCGATATCATATATTATTGACAAAACCGGGTGAGCAGAAGCTACGTAATTATCCAATACCCTGCTCCCGAATCTAGGTCTATCAAGAACAGACTCTCTTGTTTCTCCTCCATCTTGCTTCCTCTCAATTTTTTCTCCCCATAGCCCATATTTCTTCCTAGGCCATATGCCGTCTATGGCATCCACATAACCAACGGGATGCTCCCCTTCCAGACGCCGGTCCCGTCGCTCGTCCGCTGGGTACAGGGCGTTGGCCAACGGCTGCGTGATATGACCCAACCCCTTATCCTTGGAACTCGACATAGCATCCACCACAGTCCGATATACAGGTCTTAATTTCTCAGGTAAATATAGCCCCGCCTCATCAACCAACTCACCTATCTTCTTATTTATACCCCTGATACTGAAATTATAATTACCCATGCCATTATTCAACGGGGACAACGCACCTCTTATCCCATTCATGCCTTTAACTGCGGCTCCTCCGCTAAGGATATCAAACTCCGGGGACACGTTTCTCAAAGGACTATCATCCATACCCCTGAAATACATAGGACGCTCGCCTCTTACGACACGATCAAGATCCTCCTTATATAAATCCTTTATCCACGATGGGATTTCCTCCGGTTTATTCTTCTTAGACATATACTACATTTTTCACAAAGATAACTATAATCTCATAAGCCTAAAAACACGAAACGGGCACATAATAAATCATGTACCCGTTTATACGCTAATGCATGTGATAAGCAGCCAAGGCTCCTTTAGCTTTCTCCTTAGACTTGTACTTAGCCGGCCATAATTTACCGGTCTTGTTACTGACCACTCGCCAATCACTCCCTACTTTCTTGATACATCCTGATTTCGGGCATTTGCCCTTCTTTTTACTGCTAGTTTTCCCTGCTGCCATAACATCAAATATTTAAAGGTATATAATCACCTCAATAAACTTTCTCATCGCTGCTAAACCAACGTACTATCATCTTGAACCGGCTCTCAATGTCATTCACGAACCTAGCCAAGAACCAATCGCCACGAAGACGATCACGCCACCTCCGATGATAATCGACAGCCCTAGGATCGATCTTCCGGTCAATGTCATTCACATCCTTGATCCATACCGGGAGGTTATTAGTATCGTCTTTGACCTCGTTAAAATAGTCATTTATATTTATCTTCTGATCAACCTCCGTCACCAGTATCTCACGGCTATCGTCATTGGTTACAGGATACCTTAACCGCTGGCTCATATCGTTCTTGTCAGCGATAACCATCCGAAGCTCACCACTGTTGTTGGTATCGTTATAAAACCATGCTTTATTGAATCCGGTAGTCCTAAGAATTTGGTAATTAACCTCATCCTGATACCTTCTGGCATCCATCCTATATTGGTAGTTCGTGAGGATCTTAT